ACCACAATGGCGCACATATCAAGACACTGGCTACTGCGCGCAATGTCAAACAGAAATGCTTGACGATGATATAGACCCCTTTGATTTTAAATACGGGGGTACAGGCTAATTTTAATATTCTTAATGATAATATTTTTATTGCTTGTTGGTTTTTTCCTATAACCAAGTTATTGAATTAGGAATCGCTTATATTAGCGGTTCCTAATTTTTTAATCTACTATATTAGTGTATTCTAATATACCTATTCTTCTATATTAGAATTTGATTACATTCTAAATCTGCTATATTAGAATTCGGTTATATTCTATTATTAGAATATTACCCTGATCCTATAAATGGGTATAACTTTCATATTCGACACAGGCCTAAAAAACGCTCTGTGCAAAATCCTAGAAAACGCTCTGTGCAAAATCCTAATGGCGAATTTTTGATTTTTCCACAATCACAGTCACATCGTTTTTCGTATAGCAAAGTTTACAGTCTAGGCACTTTTTACCTGTGCAGTTTTCTAGGGGATTCTCCCCTGTGACGTTATTAAATACTTTGTCGAAATATGGCGGTAATGACGTTCTAACCCTATCGACTACGGGATTAGAAAACACCAGCAGCAAATTGCTGGGTTTTTCTACTTTACTATAAAAGCTTTTTATATAGTCTTTTCGCTTAGTCCACAGTGTAAACGTAGTCTGCGGGTTAGATAAAACGAAACTATTAAGGTTGTCGAGGTGCTGTATGTTTATCAGCTCACCGTGACCGTGAAGCCTAAACCATGCGTCGTTGGTTGTTGGGAAGTCATACTGTGCCTTGCTAGATAACCATTCGCTGTTGCGCTCAAAGCTAGGCACGCAATTTTTACGGCTACCTTCTAACATAGCGCCAGAGTAACAGATTTTGCATATAACGCTGGGGGTTTCAACGTAGCGCATCACGTTACAATAGGGGTTTGTCAGGGTGTTGGTATTTACTGCCCTTAAACCCTTAAGCTTGCCCGACATGGTAGAAATGTGCAGCACAAAACGAAATCTATCTTAATCTAGGCACTCTGTCAAATTATTCTTTTTCCGTTTATACGCTGTAGCTGTTCGGTGTACGTAACCAGTGTACCGGCTATGTTTTTGCACTAGATTATTCTGTCGTCGTGCGGCCCTTTTTCCTTTGGAAGCGGCCCTATCATCCCGCCCTGTGGCGGAAGATTCCACTTGTTTAGTACCCACTCTATAACCCCCTGTGGATCTCCTCTGTGTATATCCTTCCTGTGTGTAAAAGCTTTTACCAACCACTCCATAGAGATAGTTATCCCCTGTGGTAATAGCCTCTCGTAGACAAACTCCCGTGCGTCGTGTGACCTATTAACGCTGGCTAAACTTCGCTTCTTTTTCATAGACTGTGCATTAGAACTCCCTCTCTGTGGACATAGCTGTCTTTTTGACAGGGCATAGTGACCTATCCTCTTACAGCTTGGTACACAGAACTGATTATCACGGCATCCTTTAGGATGGATTGTACAAAAAGATCACATTCCCGTGTTTTGCTAACCGCCCCCTGTCATAGCGGTGTCCTGTGTGACGGCTTCTGTGGGTTCCGGGTGCCGACCCCCTATTCTTCTACAGCCCAGCATCTGTATTTTCATCCCTTCCTACTTATGTAACCTTTTGGGCGTTAAGTCATTGATTTTAAAGGGCCAAAAACACGTTTCGTTTTTGGCTATATTACAGCATGTTACTGTGGTATAATAGTATCACAATAACGGAGGCTGTGCAATGAAAAAAACAATGGCGGAACAACAAATACATTATATCCTAGCGAAGCTTAAAAACATAAAGAAAAAAAGCGTGGCTACTCGGCGCAAAACGGGGAATTTTGATAAAGACATCATGTTAAACCGTGCTACTAACCTGATCTACAAAGCCCATCGCCTGAAAACCACTCAGCGGACAAAGAATTTCGTTATGTCTCATGCGTGGAAAATATACATGGATATACAAGCAATGTCCAGTGCCGATAGCATAGAGGATGAGAGCCTTGTGCCGCTCTCTCAGATAGTCGCGCATGTTGAAGGGAAAACAGAGGAAGGAGCTATTGACACGGACAGCCCACCACTCTATAGTGGCGGCCTTGGGTACGCGCATGTGTCTTGGAAGCACTTTTGGGCAGATGCAAACCCCCGCACAGGATTGTGGGCAGATCAATGGTTTAGGTCCAAATGGCCTAAATGGTACAACATACAGAGAAATCTAGAGGACACGTCATATTGGGTATTCACCAAGGTCTAGAAGCGGTATCTGAAAAATTAGTATTAACCCCACATTTACTACAGTCTTATCTGGAAATTGAGTCTGAGCAGTCAATACGCTCTGCGGACGAGTTCACTAAGGAAGTATTAGATTATTACATTTTAGGGGAAGAGAAGCAGGGAATTAAGCTTCCATGGCCTAAATTAGAGAACACGTTTAGGCTGCGTAATGGCGAGTGTACCATCATCGCAGGGATAAATAGCTCTGGGAAAAGCCTCGTTGTAGGTCAGATAACGTTGGCAGCAATGGCCCAGCAAGCTACAGTCCTTTCTGTGAGCCTCGAAATGCCCCCTCGTAGCCAGTTAATAAGAATGTGGCGACAAGCAAGCTTATCTGCCACTCCTGACCTAGACTTCGGCATAGAGTTCAACTCTTGGAGCAGGGGCAAGCTTTACTTTTTTGATAAGGAAGGGTCTATCGACATGAATACCCTTGAAGCGGGTATTCGTTATTCAATTGCTCATTATGGCGTGAACCTGATAACAGTTGACTCACTAATGACAATCTCTGGCATTCGTAATGATGACTACACGGCACAGAAGGAAGTCGTATGTCGATTAGCTGACCTATCCAGAGATTTGGATTGCCATATATTGCTTGTGGCCCATGCTAGGAAATCCATGTCGGTCAAGGATAAAATAGATCGATTTTCGATCAGGGGAGCGGGGGAACTGACAGACCGGGTAGATAACGTAATTCTCCTCCAAAGGTACTACAGTGATGACGAGTTGGATGCTGATTGCTGGTTAGCCATCTCCAAGGCTAGGCATTGGGATACAGGGGAATGTGAGATTGACCTGTGGCTAGACCTAGCCTCGTTAAATGTTTTGACAGAAGGGCAGAAGCCTGCTAAACTGGTCATGTATGGACAAGAACCTGAAAAGACTGGAGAAGTGTGAGAAAAAGTTAGCTGTCCTAGCTGATAAAGTCATCCCTGCCATAACGAAAAGGAACGATCTTCTACTACGTATAGAAATAATAATAATCAGTCTGGAAGCCATGTACAGACAGAAACTGCGGGACGAAAAAAAGAGCGATGGACAAGAACTGGAAGAAGTTTGAGCGCAGGGTAGCCGCTAAAAGCGGTGGCAGAAGAGTCCCTGTGGCTGACCAAGAAACCCACTTGGATGTTGCCCACCCAGTTTTTGGGATAGAGTGTAAGTATCGCGCCTCTTTACCCAAATATCTGAAAGATTACTTCGCGCAAGCGAAAGATGGATGCAAGGAGGGGCAAATACCAGTAGTGGCTATGGGAGAGAAATATAGCAGTACCGTGTACGCCTTGTTAAACTTTGACGATTTGATAAAACTTTCTGGAGGTAACAATGTACAGGAATGATCCGATAACATTTTTTATGAATGAGGTTTTGGATAGTATGGTGCAGCCCCGTAAGGCGTACAGAGGCGACGCATTACCGGACATGACAGCAACAAAGGATAATCCCGTTAGACGGCCCAAGCGCACCACTACAGTGAAATGGTACGATTGTTGGTATGACGCTGATGGATCATACCATGAAATTTTAGTGGAGACGGGGGACGACGAGCCTAATGAATGACTACCAATCCTTCATTCACAAGTCCCGTTACGCCCGTTACCTAGACGACGCCGGTCGCAGGGAAACGTGGAAGGAGACAGTTGAGCGGTACTGTAGTTTTTGGGAGAAGCCTATCCCAGATGAGGTAAAGCAGGCCATCTTGGACATGGAGATCATGCCAAGCATGAGGGCGTTAATGACCGCTGGCCCAGCCCTCTCACGGGATCACATGGCGGGTTACAATTGCAGTTATATTGCGGTAGACCACATAAGAACTTTTGACGAGAACCTGTACGTTCTCTTATGTGGCACGGGGGTGGGGTTTTCCGTAGAGCGTCAATACATAAGCAAATTGCCTGAAGTAGCCGCTGAGTTCCATAAATCAGAAACAACGATTGTTGTAAGGGACAGTAAAATTGGCTGGGCAACTGCCCTGCGTGAATTGGTTACACTTCTATACCAAGGCGTTATCCCAGAGGCTGACTTCTCAAGGGTGCGTCCCGCTGGAAGCAGATTAAAAACTTTTGGTGGTAGGGCTTCTGGCCCAGATCCATTAAAGAGATTGTTCACTCAATATATTAGAATATTTAAGAGTGCGGCTGGAAGAAAGCTTAACAGTATAGAGTGCCATGACCTTCTCTGCTTCAATGGAGAGGCGGTTGTTGTGGGAGGGGTGCGTAGAGCAGCGGAGTTAAGTCTTAGCAACTTGACAGACGAGCGAATGCAGCGTGCCAAGATGGGTCAATGGTGGGTTGATGAGCCGCAACGAACGCTGTCTAATAACTCTGTGTGCTACACAGAGAAACCAGACATTGGTATATTCATGCGCGAATGGACCTCTCTTTACGAATCAAAGAGTGGTGAGCGTGGGATATTTAATAGGACTGCTGCTCAGAGGCTTGCTCCAGAACGTAGGGATAATACGTATGAGTTTGGCTGCAACCCCTGCAGTGAGGTAATCCTTAGAAGCTGTGGCCTATGTAACCTATCAGAGGTCGTACTCAGACCAACTGATGATATAGATGATGTCTTACGCAAGATTAGGTTAGCTACAATCTTAGGCACTTACCAGTCAACCCTTACAGACTTTAGGTATGTCCGTCCCATCTGGAAGCGTAACGCCGAAGAGGAAAGGCTTCTTGGCGTAAGTTTTACGGGGGTGTTCGATTGCCCAGCAATCCTTAATGCAACCCCCGCCCAACTGAACGATATGAAGTTGCACGCTGTGGAGATAAACCAGTTGTGGGCTAAGAAGCTGAAGGTCGGACAGTCTGTGGCTGTTACTTGTATAAAGCCGTCCGGCACTGTCAGCCAGTTGGCTGGAGTTCACGGCTCTGGGCTACATCCAGCGTATGCTTCAAACTACATACGGCGGGTACGTCAGGACAAGAAAGACCCGCTTAACTATGCGCTGATTGAGGCCGGTGTTCCGTATGTGGAAGACCCCTACAATTCAGAGGCTCTGGCTTTCTCCTTTGCTATGAAGGCCCCCAAGACGACCACAACAAGGAAAGAAATCTCTGCCTTAGCCCATCTGGAAGTGTGGAAGAAGTTTGCTCTCCACTGGTGCGAACACAAGCCCAGCATTACTGTGTACGTAGGAGAGGATGAGTGGTTAAAGGTCGGTGCGTGG